CAGCAACATAGGCAACAGGCATCTTTGCAGGGTCGGCAGAATCTGCCTTATATACAATAGGTAATGCTCCTTGTGATCCTGAGATGTAGAGAGGGTCTCCTTTAGTCAATGCTTCACCTGAGTATAAGTCTTCAAGCATTGTATGGATATCATCAAATACTAAATTTCCATTACCGTCGGTCTCTAGTACTTGATTTTCTAACCCATCTACTGTTGGGTAATTTAACCCGCTAGCCGTTAAAGCAGTTCTAACTACAAAAATATCAGCTGAGGATGCTGTTGCGGCATAGGAGGCACTGATAGCTTGTGAAGAGGAGATTGCCCAGCTTGATGTGCCGTATAGGGATCCGGTAAATCCATCTAAAGAAGAAACAGATCCTGTAAAGTAAGTTGAACCGGATACTAGCAGGGAGCCAGTTAAGTATACAGAATTACCTCCTACTAATTTAAAATCATCACTTCCGTCTAATACACCGGCATTATTATACTGTATAGTATCAAAATTACCGCCGGGGGTTGATCCACCACCTCCTCCTCCGCCAAAGGCCGAAGATGCAGTTATGTATAGTCTACCTGTTGCATTATCAAAGATAACAACATGGTTTTGAGGAGAGGTTTGATTTATAAGCCCTTTTAAGAAAACAGTATCCGTGGTTGAAAGCGATCCTGTGAGTCCTAATGAGCCTGTGATTAAGGCAGATCCTGTATAAGGAAAGGTAGTATCCGGGGCATAGGATGCACTTAATGCCTGTAAAGCATAAGATGCTGTTAGTGAGAAGTCGGAGTAGGAGGAAGAAAGTGCGTAAGAAGCGCTTACTGAAGCTCCTCCGGACCCTAATTCGATTATAGTCTGGGTATTATTAGCATACTTTTTAATATATGCTTTACCATCAAACGTATTTATTGCAAGATCCCCGAGAGCCAGTTGAGTAACCGTAGGGATAGATCCCGATACTGATATGGCTCTAATTAATGGCATTAATCTCTATATGTTATAAATACGTCTAAAATAGGATCAACTACGTTATGACGGTGGTTCTTATGTAAATGCACCACTTTTACTCCAGGAACTTCTATTTCTAGTTTTAGAAAGAAATCAAATCCAGAATCTTTCTTATTTTTTAAGTCACATTGAGACATATCCCCGCAGAAGACCATCTTAGATCCTAAACCGAGTCTACCTATCATTAATTCTGTCTGTTTCATAGTGGCATTTTGTGCCTCATCAATCATTACGAAACAATTAGAGAAGGTATTACCTCTCAAAAAACCAAAGGGAGCCACTATGACAGACCCTTCTTGAACTAACTTCTCGGTTTTAGGTTTCCCTACTAAATCATACATTATATTGTAGATCGGGGAGGTTAGGTAGGAGAGTTTATCATCTACGCCTCCTGGAAGAAATCCAATATCTTCACCTGCTGTAACATAAGGACGGGCTATGATTAATTTTTCCACCTCTCGGTTAAATAATTGATCTAGACCTGTCTGGACAGCTAGCATGGTTTTACCGGAGCCGGCTTTTCCTTTAACCGCTACTATGTGGTTGTGTAGGATGTCTGCTTTTGCGATTTTCTGCTCTTCATTTAACGGGATTCCAAATTTAATTGGAGTTTTAGGTTTTCTCTTCTCCTTAAAAACCTCATCTGTGTGATGGTTGCTTGGCATAGTAAAGTACGGTTAATAACTTTATTATAAATAGATTCTTAATACAGAACGAACATAAAAAAAGCCCGACTTTCGCCGGGCTCTTCTTTAAGCTATGCTAAGCTACAATTAAAGGCTGTTTAAACCGTTGATGTAGATCTTACCGTAGAATTCTGGACGAACCATTTTCTTAGCGTATCTAGTCAAAAGACCTTTTCTAGGTACGAAAGTATCTGGATCGTATACCATTGGAGTCATGATCAATGGAATGTAAGGAGCAAATACTGCACCAGTCTCCAAGAATTGACTACCTTTGAAGCCCATCAAGATGGTGTTTTCCTTCATGTATGGGTTCTTGTAAACAGTGTATCTGTTGTTGATCTGACCCATCTTCTGTACACCGAAAGCGTAAGTAGCGGCAGTAACATCACCGTTTGAAGTAGAAGCGAATCCAGGAATGCTTTCCAAGATAGTAGCAACTGTAGGACTAACTACGCAGAAGTTAGCACCACCACGCAAAGTTCTCTGGTGGATGATGTTAGACAATTTCTGCATCTTAGTTCCCAAAGTTTGGAACCACTGACCTTGAGTGTTGAAGAAACCAGCGTTTCCGAAATCACCTACTGCAGTTTCAGTTCCTGTAATAGTTCTGTTGTTTACAGCAGACCAGTACTCAGTACCAGCAGCAGCTGATTCGATCAACATATCCAAGATTTCTAAATCGATCTCAAGACTGATGTACTCAGACATTGTAGAAGTCAACTCAGCTTCAGCATCCAAGCTATGGTATGCATTCAAGTCTTGAGCGAATTCAGGAGTCCATTGTGCTTTCAACTTCTTAGTTTTGGCAACGATAGCCTCAGATCTCATAGAAACGTTAATCTGTGGGATAACGATATCAGTAGAAGACTCAGCGTTAGGAACAGCATAAGCAGCACCTGCTTCGAAATCACCTCTTGCATTGTCTCTAGTGTCTTTGTTGTACTCGATTACGAAAGAACCAGAAGTTGGTACTTCAGCGTCAGAAGCAGTTACAAAGAAGTTAATTGCTCCGTTCTGGAAGTAGTTAAACTCGTTCAAGTTATCAGCAGCAGAGATAGAACCTGAAGTGATAACAAATCCTCTTACTCCTAAGATATCAACATCAGCAGAGATAGAAGAAGTATTAACTGTAATCTTCTGGATAGTACCAGCAGCTACTGAAGCACTGTAAGCAGAATCGTAGTTGATGTCAGCTAAAGTTACAGCAGTACCTGCTACGTCGTTAGTAGAAGCAGCAGAAGCTGAGAACTGGTTAGAAGAATAAGTGAAACGACCTGCACCGTATAAACCGCCAGTGGCAGTGTTACCGAAGTTAGCAGAAGCATCACCGTAAGTAGAATCACCAGAAGTGAAAGGATTCTTATCAGTTCCGTATTGGAAATCCAAGAAGAATACTAGACCTGAAGGCAAGTTCATTGGCTGTACGCTAACGAATTCTTTAGCAGCGATTTGACCAAATACTTTTCTTACCAAAGGAAGAGCAACACCAGCCCACTGCTCACCAGTACCAGCTGTAAAGCTTGCACCTGTACCAGTCTGAGACTGCTCAATTACCAATTGCTTTGCCTGATTCTCAAGAATCATAGACATGTTATTTTTTTCAGTGTCGCTTTTCAAGTCATCTAAAAGACCTGTAGCGTCCCATTTCTTTGCTAATCTAACCGCGTCAGATTGCAAACTCTGCCATGGGTTAGCAGATTCCAATAATTGTTGTACGTTTGACATTTTTATGTACGTTCTAGTTTTTGTTTTACTTTAAGCCTGCAAGTTTTTTAAATCTGTTTACCATGTCGTTAGTCTCCACTACAGGCTGTTTTGGGGATACTCCGACTGCTTTTGATGCGTAACTCTTAGATTCTTTAATAGCTTCTTTTTTAGTAACTGTGCTTGTAACTAATCCTTCTGATAAGGTTTCATAAACAAGCTTAACTTCTTTAACAGATTCAGCTTTGTCAAAAGTAGTTAATACTTTAACTTTCTGAGCTTCGGTTAAGTTCTTAGCTTTAAAGATCTTATTTGTGTAAAGTAACTTAGAATTCAATAGATTAACTTCATGAAGTTCTGCTCTTAGAGTTTCGATTACTTTAATGGCTTCTGCTAATTCTTCTTCCATGTGTTTCTTTTCATCTTCATCATGGTCTTTTTTAGCTTCTTCCATTTTTTCTTCTTCCTCTTCTTCAGCTTCCATCATTGGTTCTTCTACCGGCTCTTCGTCCGCTACTTCTTCAGGAGCTTCCATTTCTGGACCTTCCATTTCTTCTTCACCGGCTTCTAATTCACCAGCTTCGATCATTTCATCTACCACATCTTCAATAAATGCTTTCAAATCTTCTTCAGACATTTCTTCAAGGTCGAAGTCCTCTTCTTCCTCTTCCTCTTCAGATTCAGTTTCTTCTTCTTCAGTCTCTTCAGACTCTTCAGTTTCTTCCTCTTCTTCTAATTCAGATAAAAGTTCGTTGAGTTCTTCTTCAGACATAGTGTCGTCATCGTGCATCTCTTCTTTCATTTCTTTTTCAGAATCGTGCATTTTAACTTCTTCCATCTCTTTTTCGTCCTCTTTGTCCATTTCTGTAAGTTTCTTCTCAAGCATAGATTTT